GAGCGTGGCATCTGCCTCTAACGGAGGACCTTCGAGCCGCGCCATCGTTACAACGAACGTTACCATAACTGGACCTACGGCTCCGGTATGGTTTACGGTAGCCAAAACAGATTCTACTAACACCGCAGCACTTTCAGTTTCTATGGCAAACTATGATCTTAGAGGTCGTATCGTCATTCCACCAGGACAAGGATTAGGCTTAGCCGTATATTCAGGAACTGGCACATCTCCATTATTCGCTCCAACCGCTTGTTGGAATGAAATAGAATTGGATTTGGAGTAAAACTATGGGCGTAGAAATAATCGCAAAAATTAGACGTTTCGTGGCAGGTAAAGCCGGAATGTCACCAATCGTTGCTCGTGCAACTGGAGCAGAAAGTTTAGCTGTCGCGCAAGTAGATCCATATCATAGTGAAATTACTAGAGCCGGAAGAAGCTATACCTTATCTGTTGCCGGAGCGACCACCGGACGCGTTTCTGTTGTTGCCCAAGTTACTACGGTGCCACAATGGTCAATTTGGAATAATGATTCATCAAAAGCATATGTTTTTTCTGAGCTTGGAGCAATGATTACTTCAGGCGTTCTTACGGCAGGATCTGGAATTATAGTTCAGGCTGCATTTTTTCAAGCGCCCGCTCGTGTTGGAGCTAATACAGCAAATATGGTAGTTACATCATTGTCAAATGGTGGTCCGGCAAGCAAAGCAATTGTACAATCACAAGCTACAGCATTGACAATAACTACTCCCGCAGCGCCAGTTTATTATACCGTCACCAAGAGTGATGGGGCTAATATTGGCGTTACCACAAATCCAACTATTGCCGCTATAAATGAAGATTTGGAGGGATGTTTAATTCTTCCTCCTCAATGGGGGCTTGCAATTAATGTTTATACTACTGCGACTGGTACTCCATTATTTGTTCCACATGCAGTCTGGCAAGAAATAGAATTGGATTTGGAGTAATCAATGGCAATAGAAATGTTAGCAAAAGTTCGGAGATTTGTGATAAGCAAAGCCGGACTATCTTTAACTTCACTTCGTGCAACCGGTACAGAAAGTCTTGCTATCGCGGTCGTTGAACCAGAGCATACAGAAATAACTAGAGCTGGAAGAAGATTCTTTTTAGGACAAAATGCCGCGACGACCGGAATTGTTTCTACAGCAACTCAAGTAACAACTGCGCCACAGTGGGTTATTTGGAATAATGATACGAGCAGATCATATGTTTTTGATCATATCGGAGCTATAATGACAAGTACCGGCGCTTTAACGGCTCCTGGTGGTATTATAGTAGATGCCTGCATCTTTCAGGCGCCCGCACAAGTTGGTGCTCCAAGCGTTGCAGGCACGGTCGTGCAAAGTTGTTCCGCCGGAAGTTATACAAGCAAAGCAATAATTAAAACTGGCGTAACTATTACGACTCCAGCCGCTCCAACTTGGTTTACAGTTGCTAGAAGTGAAACTACAAATACGGTTGCTTTTACAATCGCTTGTATCAATTATGATCTTAGAGGTCGCATAATCGTTCCACCAGGTCAAGGTCTTGGAATAGTTGTTTATGCAACGCCAACGGCAACTCCATTATTTACACCAGTAGCAATGTGGTCCGAATTGGATCTAGATTTAGAATAAAGGAATAAACTATGGGAATGGAAATTTTAGCAAAAGTTCGCAGGTTTATAATTGGTAAATCTGGATTATCTGCAATCAATATCAGAGCTACTGGACTTGAAAGTTTAGCTGTGACTTGCGTTGAATCTGAAGGTACAGAAATGACCCGAGCAGGAAAAAGATTCTTTTTAGGACGCAACGCGGCAGTTACCGGATTAGCTCCTCTTGGAGCTTTGGCAGTTTTAACTCCAAATTGGACAATATGGAATGGCGATGCAACCAAATCTTATGTGTTCGATCATCTTGGAGCCGTTCTTGTTTCCGGAGTCTTAACAGCCTCTCGTGGATTTACTGTTGCGGCATGTATTTTTCAATCTCCAGCTTTAACCGGAGCAAATAATGCAGGTATGGTCGTTACAAATGCATCAAATGGCGGACCTAATAGTAAGGCTATCGTTAAGACCGGCGCTGCAATTACAACTCCAGCAACTAATGCTAGGTGGTTTCAGGTTGCTCAATTTGATGGAGCAAATATAACCGCACTTAATTGTGCAGCAATTAATTATGATGTAAGGGGTCGTATTATATTACCACCAGGACAGGGATTAGGAATAGTTGTTTATGCTATTGGAACAGCACCACTGTTTGTTCCATATGCTTGCTGGAATGAAGTAGATTTAGATTTGGAGTAAGGAGATGCCTGGGGTACGATTGGCTTCTTAAACAATAATAAAGGAGTAGTATGCCGGGTGGTCTTGGTTCGTTTAGCTTATATACCTTTCTTAATAATGATGTAACGCAAATAAGCGCTACAATCAATGGTATTGCTACTTCTGATGCCACCAGCATAAAAGGTACTGGTGCGATGGCGTGTGTCATCGCCGGTTCATCTACGATTACCGCCAATATAAATGGATCTGGTTCAGTTGCCTCAACAATTACAAACGTTTCGACAGCCTCCGCAAATTTATTGGGAGCAGGCGATGTCGCAAGCGTTGTTGCTAACGCATCCGCTACAACCGCCAATTTACTTGGCTCCGGCACCTTTGCAAGTACTATTGCGAGCGCGGCTTCTATCTCTGCCGATCTATTTGGTAATGGCGCTATAACAAGTATAATTTCCGGATCAGCCATAATAACAGCAGATCTTGCTGATGTTGCTGATCCAGGAAGTATTGCGGCTACAATAAATAGTTCTGCGACCATTACCGCTAACTTACTTGCAACCGGAAATATTACTAGCACTATTTCTGGAGTATCAACAATTACTGCGGCTGCCTTGGGAGCTGGAGCAATATCGGCAACGTCCGCGTCCGCAGCTACGACTACCGCTAATTTACTTGGCAGAGGTCTTGTCACAAGCACCATTGCTGGCACTTCTACTACAACAGAAAATCTTCTTGGTACTGGAAACATTGCTAGTACTATCGCCGGTATCTCTACGACTACAGCCGATCTTACCAATGCTATTAATGCTACGATAAGTGGTGTTACAACTGTCGCCGCAGCCTTATTAGGATCTGGCTCTTTTGCTTCAACCATTCCTGGAACTGCTACGACTGCCGCGACTCTTCTTGGCAACGGAATTTTCTCCAGCTCAATTGCTGGTACCGCAACTGTCGCCGCAAATATTCTTGGAGCCGGAGCGATTGCAAGCACGATCACAGGTACATCAACTGTCCTCGCTACACCGGCTTCAACCGCTATAGTTACATCATCATCAACCGTATCTGCTAATTTATTTGGCGCTGGCGCAGTTGCAAGTATTATTGCAAGCGCTTCTGCTATCGAAGCTAATGTTTATGGTACAGGCGACATCGCAAGCACAATAAATGGTACCTCAGACGCTTCGTTTATTATAAGTATAAGCACATCATCATTATCATCTGGAAGTTCAACCATTAGCGCAACATTAGTAGGTATAGGTGATCTTGCAGCTCAAGTGACAAATGCTGCAACTACATCGGTATCAATAACAGGTTTCATTGATATAAGCGCAACGGTAGAGAATACATCTATTTCAAATGCATCTATAACTGGCGACGCGTTCATTACAGCAGAAATATCTTCTGCAGCAACAGCATTTGGATTATTAGGAGGCAACGGTCCATTATTCTCCATATCTGGCGGTGAAGCAAATGTAGAGTCTTTGCTTGAAGGTTTTCTTACCGGTTCAGCTACTATAAATGGAATATCTATAACAAATGCCTATATCATAAATTATTTAGGAGACAAGTTAATAGCCAACCCTCCACATTTAATGGATTCCGGCATAGGTCTTGCCGAACCTATACTGCCAAAATTAATAATAGATTCTAATGTTCCGATATTGCCCGAAGAGCTTCCCCCCATCGTACCACCCGAAACATTCATTCATCCCGCTATTATGAGGTCTGGTAATCAAATTGCCAGTGCAATTATACCAGTCTTAATACAAGCAATCACTCCGCCATCTCCCGAACCAGAACCCATACCTGAAGTGACGTCGCTCGCCATTGGAAAATCTGGAACAAAATTAACAACACCTATAAAGCCTATTAAAATAATAAATTCTGGACAATTAGCTAATTAAAATATGTGATAATTAAGCATTTAGATATGTTGCAAACTTTATCTTATTCGCCCGGTCAAACTGCGACTATCTTTTTAGAAATATTAGATATTAACGGCGAACGAGCAGATAATACATTTTTAGATGGTTATTTTAACGGAGTCGATGCGTTTGGAACTATCGACGGATACGTTGCGGCATATATAGATGGTTATCTTGTTGATACTATTGTTAATACTTTTATATCTCAAAATATAGACGGATATGTTAACGCTAATATAGATGGATATATTACCAGTAACCATTACCCCACAGTAACTCGACTAGTATTTCCAGATCTTGATTTAGCTACAGGATATCCGGTACGTATGGTTAAATTAGATGTAGGATTATATTATTATCAATTTGTATTGCCAACAGGTGCCGCCGCAGTCGGAAGTTATTTGGTTGATATTTCTTACACAGATCCAAGCACCCTTTATACTAAAACGTCTTTATATCAAATAGCAGTAAATGCGCCGTACGGTAATTTTGGTGTTACCGTTACATAAGGTTATTAATGACTAAAATTAATGAATTAGCCGATAAATTTGCGATGAAATTAAGCCTCGAGCCCCGCCCCGGGTTCACGGCAGATTTGCCCGGAGATTTATCACCATATGAACCTACATTAGAAGATGTAGAACCAGTTTATATGCCTCCAGAACAGTTTTTAAGTCAACCTAAACCTATTGGTGCTAAAGATTATTTAGATCCTATTAAAGCTAAAATACATTTATTAGATGAAAAAATTGCTTTTGGATCTTTTGATGAGGCTTTAGATTTGATTTTTGATGCCAAATATAATTTAGAATTATTGGCTAAACATTTAGTAAATAAACAAAAAAAGCAAAACAAAGCCACAAAAAATGCTTCCGATTATGAAGAAACCGACGCAGATCGTGATTTTGATACATATTGGGATAATTATATAGCCGATTTAGATGTTATGACAGAAGATGAATTATTAAATGAACAAAGAATTATTAATACTGGCATAAATAAAGAAATAGAACACGAGGGTAGCGATACGTCAGTTTTAGATTTATTACAAAGACGTTTATATGCGGTGCAAAAACGTTTATATAAAGTACAATCCAGTTTATATAATAGTAAATTATCAAATAATGTATTAATTGCTATTGAAAAATTTGCCAATGATACATTGCCTTATGGTACAAAATTTTTAGATAATGACAATAATGAAGAGGAAGAAGATACTGTATTTCAAGAAATAGAAGAAGAACCTAAATCAGTACATTTGCCGGCAATTTTAAAAGAGTATCTGAAATATTTATATTATATGGATATTGAACAATTACGAAATGAGCGCAAAAGATTAAGAGGCATCGCTCGTACATTTGATCATGCTCCTCCATATTTATTACAAAAACGACTCGAAGAAGTTGATAAATTAATAGCTTCCTATAATTCGAGATATCTTTAAATAAAATTGCATTATAACAGAAAGCACTAATTTCCAAGGGAAAATATGGCTACACGTACGCGTTCAGAACTTATTGATGCAAAAGATACGGTCCAGTTAACTGTGACTTTTAGAGACCAAGCTGGAACACCAACCGATTTGGATTCTTTTCCACAGATTACTATCACCCAACCGTCTGGAGCAGTAAGTGTTGGACCTACTAGTGCAGGCGTTACACGTTTAAGTGCCGGAAGATACCAATATGAATATGCTATTGGTTTTACAGGACCTTACGGCGTATGGATTGATAATTGGGTAGGTTATCTTAATGGTTTTAGAATTGAAGCTAGTTTTAATTTTGTAGTTATTCATACCGATTTACCAGCACCCAATACAGATGGTTATTATCATTTAGGTGATGATCCAGGATTTAATTATACTCAAGTTGAAATTTATAATATAAATAAATTACTTAAAACACTTAAAGCAAGATTAAATGCTACTGGTAAATCAAAAAGTACAGATAGTTTTGGTAACATTACATATGTAGATTGTAGTGTTTTTTCAGTGGAAATGTTAGTAACATTTTTAGCTAATGCTATTACGTTATTTAATGAAATTCCTCATTTTACGTTTTTTACATTTGCCGATTCCTCGTTCATAAATCAATTCCACGACGTTTTGGTTGGTGGAGCTGCATTGATGGCTTTATCAAGCCAAGCATTGTTAGAACGCGGCGCAGAGTACTCTATTTCTGATAATGGCATTAGCTTTACTCCTCCAACAATGAGCGAGTTACTTAATACACAATATACAACAGAACTAACTCATCATTATGAGAAGGTGAAGTTCATCAAGAATAGCTTTAAACCACATCCTATGGGACTCGGATCGTTCTCGATGTCAGGTTCCAACAATCCGAGTTTTCGTCGCCTTAGATTGCTTCGTCAACGTCAAATTATTTGATAGAATAAGACTTTTTTCGCATTTTCGTATAATGCCTTCTTCAGAAGAAATAAAGAAAATTTCGCCAAAAACTCTACTGAAACTTATTCAGAGAAGTAAGAATTTTCTCAAGAAAAATAAGGTGATGCAAGATGTTTGTAAAAAATATCACTTTGATATCGAGGATTTAGATTTAATTCCAGTTAAATTTGATGATATTGATGTAAGTGCTAAAACTGATAAAGGCGTAGTTACTTTAAATTTACAACTTTTGGAAAATGGTGACTTTTTTAAAAATATAGGATATCTTATACACGAATTTACTCATCATATTCAACAATCTGATAAGCCTACTCAATCAGCAGACGATGGTGATTATTTAAGCAATCCTTCAGAGCAAGAAGCGTTTCAAGAACAAATTAAATTTATTGATGATGAGTTTGGTGCAGATGAGGCAGAAGAATATGTTGAACAAGTTCTGGACCATCACGAAGAAACGGGAAAAGAACGAACAAAGAAACAAAATATTTTGATGAATAAGGTAGAGTAAATGTCAGATAATAAAAACTGTATAATATATAAAATTACTAATAGTATTAATAATAAATTATATATTGGACAAACTTGGCAAATATTATCAGCAAGATTTTATCAACATACCCATAATAAAGATTGTCCAAAACTCTATAATGCTATGAAAAAATATGGAGTTTCAAATTTTATTATGGAACCAATTTTTAGTATTAAAACACAAAAAGATGCCGACGCATTTGAAGATTTTTTCATAAAAAAATATGATACCATTAAAAATGGATATAATATTAAGGACGGCGGCTCATACGGTAGGCATTCAGAAGCGACGAAGAAAAAATTATCCGAATTAAATATGGGTATAAATAATCCAATGTTTGGTAAATGCGGCATATTAAATAATAATTATGGTAAGCCAATATCAGCTGAACAAAGGCAGAGGTTACTTATTATAAATACTGGCAAAATTGTAAGTAATTCTACAAAGCATAAAATGTCCGAAGCGCATAGGGGAGATAAAAATCCTAATTATGGTAAACCAATGTCTAATGAGCAAAAACAAAAAATATCTATTGCACATATTGGTAAAAAAATATCGGAAGAGACAAAGCAAAAAATATCTGTCACTAATATTGGCAGACAATATAGTGAAGAAGATATACAAAAATATATAGATGCTGCCCCCAAAGGAGAACAACATCACGCGGCTGTTGTAACAAATGAACAAGCTACACAAATTAGACAAGATTATTTAGAAGTAAAGTCTTATGCTAAATTAGCTCGTAAATATGGTGTAAGTAGAATGACTATAACAAGAATAGTTAAAAATGAGTCATATAAATGCCATATTACTTAAATCAAACAAATGTAGGAATTAAAATTGTCTCCAGCTTGGGGGATGGTCAAATAATATCTATTGAATGGTATAGGGCTTTCCCCATAGATAAAACTAATCTAATAGCTTATAATATCTATGTAAGCGAAGTTCGTCCCGATTTTGAATTTGAATTTTTCAATCAAAGTCCAACTTTTGTATCAACTAATGGCGTATTAACTGCCACTATAACTGATTTAACTCCGGGACAAATGTATCGTTTTGCAGTGCGCCCTGTAGAGTATGATGCGACAGTTTTCGATTTAAGAACATTACCAGTAGTTGCTAATAGTTTACAAATGTATCCAGAAAGTCCGCTACGTGCAGATATTACTGCTACAGATACAATTATACCTTTATTAAGTGTAGATGATTTTCCAACTGCTGGAGTTGTACGTGTCGGTGCAGAATTAATTCAATATACCGCCCTTGATATATTAAATAATAATTTAACATTAACCAGTTCTACTTTGCAACGTGGTTTTAATGATACAGATGCAACTTTTCATAATACGGACGGTTATGACGGATATACTTACTGGGATCCCACTGTTTTATTTTTTCCAGTTGATGATGAAGATCAAAATACGGTAGTTTTTGCTACACAAAATCGTTTTGATGATGGATATTATGCATATACAACGGTAGATGGTTATAGACAAGCAACGGCAGATATTGTAAATGCAGATTTAAGTACTAGTGATACTGTAAATGCAAACTTTCCGCCCTATGATTACGCAGGATATCATCGAATCGATCCTGTAGCATTATTTAATGGCGAATGTGTGGGTAGCTATTTTGGCGGACAAATGTTTTGCGCCGACGGTTATAATGGCGTTGGAAGACAAATTAGAGGTATTTCCGTAGACGATCGCAACACACAAAGACAAGAAGTATTACTATCTGTTATTGGAGAGCCGGTTTGTTTAGTTAAACGTCAATGGACTGGTGTAAGATGTTATTGCATTCTTGCCACTAGCGAACATCCAGATGCAAGATGTAAAAAATGTTTCGGTACCGGATTTGTTGTTGGTTATCAACAATATTTTGATACACGACATTCTGATGGTAAAATACGAGTTAAATTTGAACCTTGGGTAGATGATTTGCCTTTGGTTGATAGTGGATTGAGTGTAGAGGGAACTAAACCTTCAGCTTGGACATTGGTTTTGCCAGCATTAAAGAAAAGAGACTTTTTAGTTCGTTTTGATGGTGATGGCAATGAGGAATTTAGATACGAAGTGGTAAATGTAACAAGAAATATTATATTTAATCAACAATTTGGTGCTCAAAAAATGGCACTACAACGTATTCGTAAAACAGATATTATTTATCAAGTTCCAGTATTTAGAGATACAAGTACTATGCCAGCAATTATTCAAACTAGTATCGCTTCTTCTGCCGGCATAGCACCTCACCAACATAGTATAAAAACAAATGAATCTTTACCATTTGGTTGGAATCAAATTACAGGTATATCAGCTGGACATTCTCATACATTACGTTGGAATACAACTAGTGGAACAATAGATGTTTCTGAAGAGTTGGGTCATACTCATTCTGTAATAATTTGATATACTAATATGTCCCATTTCTTCATATATAAAATAACTAATAAACTAAATAATAAAATATATATAGGTAAGTCTAAAGAGCCATTTCGCAGATTAGCTTATCATTTTTTTGTAGCAGAAAGTAAAAATCAACAACTGTATGCATTGCACTACGCTATAAAAAAATATGGTCAGGAAAATTTTTATTGTGAAATTATAGAAAAATGTCAAGATGAAATAATATGCTTTGAAAGAGAAAAATATTGGATATTGTATTATAAATCAAATAATAGAAAAATTGGATATAATTTAACAGAAGGCGGAGAGGGTTCGTCGGGACGTCCAGCAAGTAAAAAAACAAAATTAAATTTATCACAGGGACAATCTGCGAGAATAAGAAAACCACTTACATTTGAACATAAATTAAAAATCAAACAAGCACGACACAAACAAGATCTTACAGTCATCATATCAATAGCAACAAAAGAAGAAATTATACAATTATATGATACTTGTATTTTTACAAAAAAACAATTAGCAGAAAAATTTAATTTAAAATTAAATACTATTGTTAAAATAATAAGAAATCATAAAGTAATCGAACAAAGAAAAGCAGAGTTTGAGATGGTTAAAGTAATATTTCAATTATTATCAAATAATGTTAAATTAGATGATATTTCTAAAAAATTTAATCTATCTACCCGAACCATTTACGCTATTAAAACTGGAAGAATTAAAAAATATCAAACACCAGAACTTTTACAGTATATTGAGCAATTGGGCTTTAATAAACTCACATAATGATAGATTTTGGATCTAAATGGTAAATCAACTTTTCACAGACGGATATGGACGACTAACACTTGATCGATATGCTTTTCAACGCCATATCGATGGTACTCAATTTAGACATAAAGCTGCGCAAATTGATTTAAATCCTACGTTAACAATAAATTCTATTCCAGTTGCCGATGTACAAGCCGCTTTATCAGCAACAAAAGATGAATTAGCTGTTCTTGAATTATCCGGAAAAGGATTCATTACTGTAGGTGACGGATTTGATACATATCATTTTTCTAATCCAGAAGATCCTGGATACGCACCAAATGCACCCTTTGATTCAACTATTCCAGCATTTAATACATATTTAGATAATTTACTTAATATTTCCGACCCTTTAAATATTGATTATAACCCATTACACGCACGTATCAGATCTGGCGGTATTGTACTTATTAAAGCAGGAACATATATATTTACTAATAAAGTTAATGTACCGCCCGGAATTACTCTTATGGGTGAAGGATATGGTACTAAAATTATTAATGCTTCTTCTTTAAATCTTGGAGTATCACCTCCAGATCTTAATACTGGTGGCACGCCACAATCTTTATTTAATATTAAAATTGATTCTAATAGAAGCGCTAATGATGCCGCAGTCGATTTATCATTATTTATATTTAGTAGAGAAACAAAAATATGTAATATGGTTATTGCTGATAATTTTGTTGAACCAACATTATTGGGTGATTTAAATTATAAGAAACCACAAAATAGAGATGGTTTTAGTACGCCTCTTATTTCTCAAGAAGCTGGTTCTAGTTTTATACTTGAAAATACGCTAATACTAGGCAGAGTGACATTTACTTCCGGCACCATAGTCAGTGATATAACATCTTTTGCTATTAAACTTGATGAATCGCTTCCAGTAACAACTGGTACTTTTATTAAAATTAATAATTGTTTTATTGATGGATTTGCTCAACCAATTGTTTTTGATACGGTTGGTGGAAGAAATGATTATTTAGAAATAACTAATAGTAAAATTAGAGCACATGGATACTTAACTATTGATGGAGTTGCTCAAGAACATAATTGTATTATTCATATGAATGATAATAATGCTATTATAACTAATAATAATTTTTATGGAAATCATACAGCATTAACAACTTTATGTTATATTAAAAATGTAATTGCCGCTCCTCCATCAGCTAGTGATATTGCTAGCATAATTATTGCCTCAAATGATTTTATTATTAGTAAAGGAGGAGCTTCTATTGGAGGAGATTCTATAATTATAGATCCTGCAATAGCTCCCACTTTTAATCAATACGCTTCATATGTATGTAATGCAAATTTGTCAGGGTTTGGATTTACAGCCTCATCGTCTGGTGAAGTTTCAATAGAATCTACTACAACAGATTTATTTTTATTCAGTGAAGGTAGTACAAATATAGATTCTACTAATGGTTTATTTATGGGAGCTGTAAATAATGTAGTTCTTAATGCTGGAACTACATTAGCAATTACTGCTGGTACGGAACTAGGACTTACATCACCTAATCTTACAAGCGATCTAGCTCATATAAATATAAATGGTGCAATTTATACCACTAGAACTTCTTCTATATCAAGCTCTCCTTATACGGTAGATGTTACAAGTGGATTAGCAGATTATATTATGTTAGTTAATTCTACATCTGTCGCCATTACAATTAATTTGCCAGCTCATGTTCTTGGAAGAACTTTAATTATTAAAGACGCCGGAGGTAATGCGTCAGTTAACAATATTACTCTAGTAAGAAGTGGCGGTACAGGAAATATAGATGATTATGCTGGAGATAAAGCTATAACTACTGATTGGACGTCTTTAACTCTTATAAGTGATGGTACAAATTGGTTAATAATTTAAAGGAAATACAATGACTTATAACGGACAATATGTTGTCAATACAAATTCCAAAAGCCTTATTGGTGCGCCTGGTCAGACTAGTTATTATTCTATGACAGCTACTGGACTTTCTGCTGCGAATTCTGGAACTAAAAGACATTTTAGTTATCAGGCGGGAGATTACCTTTATGTTCTTCAGGGTAACACTACAGGATCGGGTGGATACAATATATTTAGAGCTCCGAAAACAGATCCTACAAATATAATCAAAACTGGTAGTGTTGCTCTTTATAAAGGTTCAACTACACATACAAATAGTGGAACACCATTAATTGTTGGCGATTACATTTATATGTATGGTAATTCTTCCGAGCCAACTGCTATTTTTAAAGCTCCTATTTCATCTCCTGAAAGTTGGCAAACGGTAACGGATGTGCTTCCCTTCTCTGTAGGAGGACAAGGTGTACCTATGACAATCATCGGAAGCACTATTTATGCTTTCGGTGATGGCAGTAATAGCACCGCAGATAAGAATAAAATCTTCACCGCATCAACCTCTGCACCAACTGTATTTACTTACTCTGGTTCTGACACGCCATCTGGTCGTACTGGTACCGGGTTAGCCGTTACACCAACAAAGATTTATCTGTATGGCGGAAACATAGGAGGAATAGAAGATGGTAAGATTTACAGTGCAAATATTGGCGCTCCGCTAACTTGGGTTGATACTGGTAGCACGCTGCCAATAAATTATAATTATTGTCCAGTATTTGTTAGTGACAATTATATTTATATTATTGGTGGAAGGTCTGCTGGACTAATTTCAACAGTATATAGAAGTCCTATTGCAGATGGTATAACTTTTACCTCTGTTTATACATTAGCAGCCGCAACAAATATGCAAACAATGGAAAGAATTAATGGTCGATTGTATATTACAGGTGGTGAGTCAGCCACTTTGCAATATGAAGTTTCCGTAGCTGATCTGGATAACAACGTAGCATCTCCATTCATAACTGTTAGTCGAGTTTTGCCAAATGGTCGTTGTAATTACGCGTCGATCGGCATAGATGACACGTATTATATCTATGGTGGAAACAATGTGGCAAGCGGATTACCGACCGGCGGTGTTGTTCAATCATGCGCCATTCATAAAGCAACAGCTACTACTCGTAGCCCTGCTAATTTTTCAACTACAACTACTGCGTTGCCGGTTGCTTTCGAGACCTCTGGGTGGTATTGCTCTCGTATTGATGATACAATTTGGTTATTTGGTGGAGTTACAGCAGTAGGCTCATTAAGTAATAGGGTTTGGAGCGCTCCTGTTGCAACTCCGACAGTACTTACACAGGCATCAACAACAGGACCATTATCATCTCATGGTAAGCATTTTATTTACAATGGATATATATATGTAGTTGGAGGAGATAACTATAATAGTACTACAAACTCCAGCGTTTACAAAGCACCTATTACTAATCCTTCGTCATGGGTAGCTATTGCAAATACATTGCCATCTGGTTTAACTCGATACAGCTTAGCTGTCATTGAAAACTACGTTTATTTATTTGGTGGCGCGACGACTATAAGCTCAGCCTTACCTGGAACTTCAGTCTCCACTGTGTATCGTAGTTTGTTATCTGAACTAGATACGGTAGGTAACGCTAATTGGATTAGCGTTACAGCGCTGGCTACAGTTTCTGCTGATCATGTAATGGTTATTAGTAATAATTATTTATATCTTATTGGCGGGACATCTGGAAGTTTTACTTCAATAGGTACAATTCAATCATGTTTGATATCTGAATTGGCTGGAGGAATTTCTAATTTCAAAAATCTTGGAAATTTTACCCCTAGTGCAACTAACATAGCTGGAGCTAATGCAGTTTATCATGATGGTGATTTTTATATTTTGGGCGGACGCACAAGTACCACAGCCGCAGCTGTCACTACCATTCATAGAACATCAAATCGGGCATTATTAAAAACTTTTGGAGATGTTAAAGAAAGTAGTGAAGCTGTGCCAGCAATTAGTTTAGGTAGTGGAAATGCAAATTCATATAATTATTTTATGCAATCAGGTAATTTCCCTTGGATAGTTGCTAAAACAACTTAAAGCAGGTATTATGAATGAAATTATAACAATATTATTTAGTTGGAAATTTTTAATAACTTTTGCTATTATTGCTACAACATTATTTGTTAAATATTTTATATTTAAACATAAAATGTTAGTTCATCAATTAAGTAAAGGATTTTTGGGACTTACAAGTTCTCGTAAAGGTATGTTATCTTTATTGTTATTTCTTGGATCACAACTTCCAATGACAATTTTATGTTTTTTGGGAAAAATAGATGGTACAGCATACGGCATTTGTGTGAGCGCAGTAACTACAGCGGTAGTAGCAGTATTTTGTCATACACAAAGTAAAACAGATCAAATGTTGGGTACTTCTCAATTTCCATTACCATCATCTACGATTGATACGATGATAAGTGCTGCTGGTAATATAACTCAAAATATGAGCGGACCTGGCATTACAGCAAATGTAACGCCGATTATAAATAATCCACCAACAACATAATTTTGCATATTTATGCAAAAGGTGTTGGGTTGTATGCAAAAGATATGTACAAAATGCGATAAATTAAAAGATTTTACTGAATTTGGCAAGTCTAGTAAAGCAAAAGATAGCTTAAAGTCAGGCTGTAAAAATTGTCTTCGAGAAGAAGCTAGAAGATATATGCGTAAACAGAGATTAGATGAAGATAAGAGATTATTACTAAATAAAAAAACTAAAGAATGGAAGCAAGCAAAATTTGAAGAAGATCCGGAATATCACAAGAAAAATTATGCCAAAAATCCAGAAAGAAAAAGAGAAATACAAAGACTATATCATAAGAATCATCCAGAAAAATTATTAAAAGATAATAAAAAATGGAGAGATAATAATCCCAATAAAATAGTAGAATACAATAATAGTGACAAACATAAAGAACAACGTAAAATTTGGGCATTAGCTAATTCAGAATATGTAAGATTTAAAAGACACGAATATAGAGCAAAAAAATTAAATAATACTATACAGATT